CGCCCGGCTGTAATGCTCGCGGCGTGACGCCAGATTTAGCGGTTGTCTCACCTTGCACCGCTAGGACTTGACGCATCGGGAAATAGGTGCAATCACTAGGCTGCAAAGCAGTTCCGTCTAGGGCTGCCATACTTTCCGCTGGGCGAATGGCCCCGGCAAGAGCGCAGATAGCCCCATAGCTGAATAGCCGAACCGGGGACGGGCGCTGACTTAATCCGCGCCCAGCCGACACGTTCCCCCAGCCCACAGGCATTTAGACAAGAGCGGTTGAGGCGCGGATAGCCTTAGCGGGGATGGCTTGACACACAACCGCAGAGACGACCGAAGCGAAGAGGCGCAAGGGTGGCGCAAGCTATACAAGACAGCGCAATGGCAAAGCATCCGCCAAGCCCAGCTAGCAGCCTTCCCGCTTTGCAGAACATGTGAACGCCAAGGCCGCACAACCCGCGCCACCGTATGCAATCACATAGACAAGAGAGCTAAGGCGACAATAGAGGGCTTTTTCGCTGGCCCATTTAGTAGCGAATGCGAAGCCTGTCACAACGGACCCATTCAAAGCGAAGAGAGAAGAGCAGACCTAGGGCTTATGCCTAAGAGGGCTTGCAACGCTGATGGATGGCCGGTTTGACCGAAAGGTGCTAAAAACAAAACGGCCCGACCCGATGCGTCAACATCGGAGCCGGGCCTAACCGAACGAGTGCTTAGGACACCCGATGGCTAAAACCGATATAGGCGTTAGATTCGCCTGCAATCAATGCGGAACTGTCGAGGGCCAGCGCCAAGGGCGCGGCAGGCGGTTCACCAAATGCTTATCCTGTAGGACTGTCGCGCCGACCGGGGCCAATGCCCAGCGGATCGCCAACGCGGCCTGCAATCAATCGCACTCCTGCGAGGGGTGCGGCGTCACCTTCAGGCCAAAGCGAGCGGGTAGGACACGGTTTTGTTCTAGGGATTGCGCTTTCTTGAACCGGGTGGCGCTTGCGGTTGGACCGAAGCCGTATGAGCGGAAACCCCTCACGATGAGGGTGTGCGCTCAATGTGGGGAGAGATTTGAAGCACGGCTCGGTTCTGTGTGTGGTGACGCTTGCCGTAAGGAGCGGGCGTGTCGGGTCGCGCTAGAAAGCGCGATGCGGTCGGGCGTTCGTGATCGTTCGCCGCGCGCCTGTAGAGAGTGCGCTGTCGTCTTCGTTCCTGTCTATGGGATGAAGCGCCGGAGCTTCTGCTCGCAGGACTGTTGCGAAAAGGCCAACAAGCGAACGGCCCGCCTTAAGGGCAAGGCAAGGAAGCGAGCGGCTACCGTCGAGTCAGTCAACCCGACGCGCGTGTTCATGCGAGACGGTTGGCTCTGTCATCTGTGTGGCGGCAAGACCGACAAGGCGCGACGTGGGACATACCATCCGAAGGCCCCCGAGTTGGATCACATAGTCCCCCTGGCTAAGGGTGGCGCTCATAGCTACGCCAACACAGCCTGCGCTCATAGGAAGTGCAACGCGGCCAAGTCTGACACCATCATGGGTCAACCTAGTCTTTTCGCTGCGTAAAGCGGGAGGGGGTCATCGCGGCTCTTCTAGAGCGGCCTTAAGGACCGGCGGGGGCGTGCAAAAACCCCATCCACAGTTAGGAACATGAACAGTGGCTAATCCTCGCCTTCCGGCAATGAAGGCTGATGTCAGCGGCGCGGCGATTAAGAACCCGCAACGCCACAAGGGCCGCAATGTGCCAAAGGGAACGCGGTCTATCGGTCAGCCTTATGCGCGAATGACGCCGGGCCAGGTTGAGGCTTGGGAGGAGTTCCGCGCGGAGCTTCCGTGGTTGAATTCGGCGCATCGTGCGCTTTTGCAATTGGCGTGTGTCCTTCGGGACCGGCTGAACAACGATCCCGAGATGGGGGTGAATGCCCTGTCGGCTTACAGCTCGATCCTGTCGAAGCTGGCGGCGACCCCGGTTGACGAAACGAAAGTAGGAACGCCGGATGGGGAGGACGAAGACCCCGCCGATCAGTTCTTCCGCGCCCGACCGCACTAAGGCTTACGCCGAGGCGGTCCTAGCCGGAGAGATTATCGCCGGGCCGCACGTCCGTAACGCCTGCCGCCGTCATCTGGCAGATCTGAAACGCACGGACGGGATCAAGTTTGATCGGGACGCGGCCGAGTATGCGTTCAGGTTTTTCGAGGGCGTCCTGCACCTAAGTGAAGGCCAGTTCGAGGGCCGCCCGTTTTTGCTGGACCCGTCTCAGGCGTTCATCATCGGCTCGCTGTTCGGCTGGAAACGGTCGGACGGTCGGCGGCGGTTTCGCCGGGCTTACATCGAGCAAGGCAAGGGCAACGGGAAATCGCCCCTTGCCGGTGGCATCGGTTTGTTCGGCATGACGGCGGCGGGCGAATCCGGCGCCCAGATTTACGCGGCGGCGGCGAAGCGGGAACAAGCGGGCATTTTGTTTGCCGATGCCGTCAAGATGGTTAAGCAGTCGCCCGCCCTGGCGAAGCGGCTGGAGTTTTCGGGCGGTGCGGGACGCGAGTTCAACATCGCACACCACGCCAGCGGATCGTTTTTCCGCCCGGTGTCGAGGGACACAGGCAAGACCGGTTCCGGGCCTCGCCCGTTTTTCGTTCTGGCCGACGAGGTTCACGAACTCCCTGATCGGAAGATCATCGAGATGCTGGAGCGCGGCTTCAAGTTCCGCCGCGAGCCGCTGCTGTTTATGATTACCAACTCCGGCTCCGACCGTAACTCGGTGGCTTGGGAGGAACACGAACACGCCATCAAGGTCGCGGCGGGCAACATCGACGCGGTGACCGACCCGACCTATCTGGGCGAGGTCATCGACGACACGACGTTCAGCTTTGTTTGCAGTCTGGATGACGGCGACGACCCGCTGAACGATCCATCGTGCTGGATCAAGGCAAACCCCCTCCTCGGGGTGACGATAACGGAAGAATATCTGCGCGAGACGGTGGCGCAGGCAAAGGCGATCCCCGGCCAGCTGAACGGCATCTTGCGGCTTCACTTCTGCGTCTGGACGGATGCGGAGACGGCGTGGATGACGCGAGCGACGCTAGAGCCTTGCATCGCGGATTTCGACCCGGCCGCCCATCGCGGGAAGCCGGTATGGTTAGGACTGGACCTCTCGCAGAACCGGGACATCACGGCGCTGGGTGCGGTGGTAAAGACCGGGACGAACGACGAAGGTAAACCGACGTTTGACGCTTGGGTGGAAGCTTGGACGCCGGGCGACACGCTCACCGCTCGGGAAATGCGGGACCGTTTGCCCTATGCGGTCTGGGCTCGCGAAGGTCACATACACGCCCCATCCGGCGAGAGCGTTAGCTATCGGCACGTTGCCCAGACGCTGGCCGAATACGACCGGGACTATGACGTGCAGCTGGTCGCTTATGATCGGTTCGCCTTCAAGCGGTTCGAGGAAGACGTTAACGAGCTGGGCCTGTCGGTTCCGTTCGCGGAGCATCCGCAGGGCGGGCTTAAAAAGGGCAAGCCCTTGGAAGCCGGGGGCGAGGGCCTTTGGATGCCGGGGTCCGTCCGACTGCTTGAAGAAGCCCTGCTCGAAGGCCGCATCCGCCTAAAGCGCAACCCGGTTCTGATCTCCGCGATGATGTCGGCGGTGATCGAAGAGGACAAGTGGGGCAACCACTGGCTGGCCAAGACGCGGTCAGTAAACAAGATCGACGCGGCGATAGCCCTGACGATGGCGCTGGGCGCCGCAATGGGCGTCGAAACCGTATTGGAACCCGTCTCGCCTTGGGACGATCCTAACTTCAGCCTGATGGGGGCCGCTGCATGAAGCTGTTCGGCCTGAACATTGGAAAGACCGAGACCCGCGCCTCGCCGGAAGACCCGCGCGTCCCGGTGAGCGCGGCGAACTTCCTGCAGTTCTTTAACGTCAACACCTACGGCCTTCCCGCCGTGACCCTGGATGCCGCCTTGACCGTTCCGGCGGTGTCGGCTTCGGTGTCGTTCCTTTCGCGGTCGCTGGCGAACCTCCCGCTTCATGCCTATCGCGATGCTGGTGACGCCGGGGCGGTTCGGACGGGCGGCAAGCTGCAACGGGTTCTGAACGAAGCCCCTAACACCGAGTGGACCTCGTTCGGGTTCCGGCAGTATTTCTGGCAGCAAGTGTTTACCGGCGGCCGGGGGCTGGCGTGGATCGAGCGCATCGGTCCGAACGTGGACGCCATCTGGCCGATTGACTCGACGCGGGCGACCGTGAAGCGGGTGAACGGCCGCAAGATTTACACGGTCGATAACAGGGAATACCCGGCGGCCGACGTGATCGACGTGCCGTTCATGCTGAAGTCGGACCAGTTGGCGGTTCACTCGCCGCTGGTCATGGGCGCGAAAGCGATCAGTCTCGCGATTGCGATGGGCGATTATGCGTCCGGCTTTTTCGCGGGCGGCGGTGTTCCGCCTCTGGCGCTGACCGGGCCAATGCCTGCCGGTGCCGATGCGATCAAGCGGGCGCAGGCTGACATCAAGCGGTCGATTGACGCGGCGAAGAGCGGCAGCGATGCGATCTTCCCGATCCCGGCGGGTTACGAACTAAAGCCGGTCGGCTTTGATCCGGCGAAGGGTCAGATGACCGAGGCGCGACGGCTCCAGATTGAGGAGATCGCGCGACTGTTCAACCTTCCGCCAGTCTTCGTCCAAGATCTGACACACGGCACATTTTCCAACACCGAGCAGCAAGACCTGCACCTCGTTAAGCACCTGATCGCGCAATGGGCGAAGGCGCTGGAAGAGGAACTGAACCTGAAACTGTTCGGGGCCGCCAACAATCGGCGCTACGTTGAACACTCGCTTGACGCCATGATGCGCGGCGATTTCGCGACCCGGATGGCCGGTATGGCGCAGGGCATCCAGACGGCGATCCTGACGCCGAACGAAGCCCGCACCCTCGACAACCGCCCGCCGCTGGCAAACGGCGATGACCTTTACATCCAAGGGGCGACCATTCGCCTCGGCAGTCAGCAGGACGGAGCGATCCCGCCCGCCGATAATGGAGGGGCAAATGAGCCTTGAGACCCGGACACTGATTCGGACGCCTGAGCTTCGCGCCACCGACAGCGGGCGGACCATTGGCGGTTATGCTGCGGTCTTCAACTCGCGCGCCATGATCGGCGGCTACTTTGAAGAGGTCATCGCGCCGGGCGCGTTTGACGACGCGCTGATGCAGGATGTCCGCGCCCTTGTCGATCACGACACCGGCCGGGTGATCGGTCGCACGAAAGCCGGGACGCTTCGCATGAAGCAGGACGACATGGGCTTGGCGGTCGAGATCGACCTTCCGGACACAACTGACGGCCGCGACCTCGCAACGCTGATCGAGCGCGGCGATGTCTCCGGGATGTCGTTCGGGTTCGTCGTCACGAAAGAGATGTGGGACGAAACGATGGAGCCGCCGATGCGGACGATCCAGGCGCTTGATCTGCGCGAAGTCAGCGTCGTCGCGTTTCCGGCCTATGACGACACCTCCATTGCCATGCGCTCGCTGGAAAAGTCCCGCGAGATGACGAAGGCCGAACGGGCCGAACACAACCGGCTGAAGGCCGAGGCCCGGATTGCTGAACGCAAGGCCGCCGCAGAGCAACGCTTTCGCGGCATCCGCTGACACTATTTCCCGACCCCGTCAGGGGCCGGAGCCTATCGCCCATTCGGGTGCATGGGACACTCGCTTCGCCATTCCGGCAAGCGAGATTCTTCTGACACCTAAACCCTTCCTGAATGGAGAATATCGATGTCGATGACCGACCTGAATGAAAAGCGTGGCCGTCTGGTCACCCAGGCCCGCGAGGCCCTCGAAGAAATCAAGACCAACACCGACGAAAGCCGCGCCGCTGAACTGAATCAGCGCCACGACGCGATCATGGCCGACTTCGACAAGATCGAAAGCCTGATCGAGCGTGACGCCCGCGTGTCGGCCGCTGAAGCCCGCGCCGAAGAAGCCCGCGCCAAGCTGCGTCCGATCCCCGGCGACAGTGCAGCCCGTGCCGCCGATCAGGGCAAGGCCCCGGAATACCGCGACGCCTTCTATGCCATGCTCCGCGCCGGCGGCAACGTGTCTGACCTGTCGGGCGAAGAGCGCGCTGCTCTGAAGGCTGGCATTCAGCACGACGCTGAGTTCCGCGCCCAGACCGTGGGCACCAACTCGGCGGGCGGCTTCGTCGTCCCCGTCACCCTGTCGGAAATCATCGTCAAGTCGATGGCCGCTTGGGGTCCGATGTATGACGACGACATCTGCACCACCATCAACACCTCGACCGGTGAGCAGATCAACATCCCGACCGTGAACGACGTTTCGACGGCGGTCGCCAAGACCACCGAAGGAACCGCGCTGACGGACGACGGCGGCGTGGATGTCACCTTCGCCCAGAAGAACCTCAACGCCTTCCTGTTCGACACCGAGTTCGTCCGCTGGTCGCTCGCTCTGTCTCAGGACTCCATCTTCAACATGGAGCAGCTGCTGGGCGAACTGCTTGGCGAGCGCCTCGGCCGTCGCGCTAACCTCGAACTGACGACCGGCGACGGCACGGGCGATCCGAACGGCATCGTCACCGCCTCGACCCTTGGCAAGACCGCTGCTGCTGTCGGCGCAATCACCGCTGACGAACTGATCGACCTCCAGCACTCGGTGGACCCGGCCTATCGTCAGTCGCCGAAAGCCCGCTTCATGTTCAACGACTCGACGCTGGCGGCCATCCGCAAGCTGAAGGGCGGCGACGGTCAGTATATCTGGCAGATGGGCGACATCCGCACCAGCGTTCCCGGCACCCTGCTCGGCTCGCCCTACTCGGTCAACCAGGCGATGGCCTCGCTCGGCACCGCGAACAAGCCGGTCATCTTCGGTGACTTCGGCAAGTATTACGTCCGCAAGGTGGGCTCGCCCATCATCGGCGTGATGCGCGAGCGGTTCTGGCCGGACCTCGGCATCGCCGGTCTGATCCGCTTCGACGGTGAACTGGGCGACACCGCCGCCGTTAAGCATCTGGTCAACGCCTAACTGGAGCGGGGCAGGTTTCGGCCTGCCCCGGATTCTCTCTGAAAACAGGAGACGGACGACATGACTTTGGTTTCAAGGCCACAAGGTGCGGAAGAAATCCGCATCGATTCGGGCGGCAAGATTACCGCCGCTGGGGTGCAAGCCGCTCACATCGCCAACGTGACGACCGGCGGCGGCTCGGGCTCTGCTGCCAACGCAACCGCCATCAACGCCATTCTGGTGGCGTTGCGCGGCGTCGGCATTCTGGCCCCGAGCTGATGCTGCTTCGGATGGTGGTCGGGCTCGCGGGTCCGACCACCAGCCTCGCCCCCGGTGATGAGGCCGACTTCCCCCAGGCCGAAGCCTTGCGCCTGATCGAGGCCGGTTACGCCGTGCCTGCGGTTGAAGCCAAGATCGAGCGCGCTGTTAAGCCGACCCGCAAGGTGGAGAAGCGATAATGTGGCGATCTGTTGCGGTCACTTCAGCGCCAGCCGCCGAGCCCCTGACAACGGCAGACGCCAAGGCTCATCTGCGCGTCGATCACTCCGACGACGACACCCTGATCGCTGCCAACGTCGCGGCGGCGCGGGCGCACGTTGAGGCCCGCACGGGGACGCGGCTCTATACTCAGACGGTCTCCATGAAGGCCGAAAGCTGGGATGATCTGGAAAGCCTCCCGGTCGCCCCGATCCAGTCGATCACGTCTGTCTCGTATGTGGACACGGGCGGGACCACGGTCACCCTTTCGACCGACTATTATGAGGCCCGGCTGTTCGGCTTGGAGCCCAGCCTGGCGCTCAAGTTTGCGCAGTCGTGGCCGCCGATGCAAGACCGCTCGCTGGTGACGGTGGTTGCTGTCGTCGGTTACGGCGCTGCCGGAACGCAGCCGCCCGAGGTCATCCATGCGATCAAGTTGGTGGTCGGGGATATGTATGAACACCGCGAGACGGTCGGCGCTGGCGCGGTTTCCCTGCCGGTTGCGGCGACGGTTGACGCGCTGCTGGCCAATCACAAGAAGCACCTGATCTGATGGAGGCGGGCAAGCTCGACCGGAAGATCGTTCTCCAGCGGTTTACCTCGACGCTCGACTCCTACAACGAGCCGGTTCTGTCGTGGTCAACGTTGGCCACGCGGTCGGCTTCATATGAGCCGATCAGCGACGGCGAACGGTTCCGGGCGGGCGAGACGGCGGCGACGGCGTCGGCCCGGTTTGTCATCCGATATTCGTCGGCGGTCTCGACCCTCAATCCAAAGGACCGGCTGACCTTCGACGGCGACACCTGGCAAATTTTGCACGTTAAGGAGATCGGGCGCCGCGAGGGCATTGAGATCAGCGCGACCGTCCGGGCCGATGGCTAAAGGCGTCAAGGTTCGGGTCGATGGTCTCCGCGAGGTTGACGCGGCCCTCGGTGAACTAGGCAAGGCAACCGGCCGCAACGTGATGCGGCGGGTGGCACTGGCCCGGCTGGAGCCGATGGCCGAGGAGATGCGGCGTCTGGTTCCGGTGGACTCGGGCGACCTCAAGGACGGGATCGCCGTTACCACGAAGAACCCCAGACGAAACCGGAAGCGGTCGGAGGTCGAAGCCCACGCCGGGCCGGGTCGTCATCCGCAGGCCCACCTTCGCGAGTTCGGCGGCGACGGCAATCCGCCGAAGCCTTACGTCCGGCCCGCATGGGATGGCGGCAAGGATGCGCTGCTGGAAGGCATCGCTGACGACTTCTGGGCCGAGATAAGCAAGGCCGCCGCGAGGAAGGCCAAGAAGGCCGCCCGACTGGCCGCGAAAGGCTGAATCTGCTAGGGATTAGCGGGCTGACAAGGTGGTTCGAAGCACCTCGCCAGCCCTAACCAACCCCGAACGGATGAGGTTCGAAGTGGCTGCTGATCCAGTATGCAAGATTGAAGGGTGCGGCAAGTCTGCTGGGGGCCGCAGAAGCGCGCGCGGATGGTGCCGAAGCCACTACGATAGGTGGCGCGCACATGGTGATCCGTTCGCGGGCAACGCGCCGCGCGGGTCGTGTAAGAGTTTTATCGAGGAAGCTGTGTCCGGCTATGCGGGCGACGAATGCTTGATGTGGCCTTTTGCGCAGCATCCGGACGGCTACGGCAACGCCTATTACCCCGGCGTTGTGACGAAGCAGGCTCACCGCGTCGTCTGCATTCTGGCGCACGGCGAACCGCCCGCACCGAACTTGGATGCGGCCCATTCGTGCGGCAATGCCGCGTGCTGCAATCCCCGCCACCTTCGCTGGGCGACACGGGCAGAGAACAACGCCGACAAGATCACCCACGGGACCCAAACGCGCGGCGCGACCCATGCTGTCACCCGGCTGACAGCGCCGGAAGTTCTGGAAATACGACGCCGGGCCGAGGCCGGAGAGCCATACAAGGCGATCTCGGAGAAGTTCGGGATTTCCAAAGGCTACGTCTGGGCGCTGAAAACCAAGGCCTGTTGGTCGCACCTATCAGACTGAAGCGGAGGCGTAGATGGAGGCTGCACTTATAGCCAAACTGCTCGCCTCCACAGCCGTTACGAACCTTGTATCTGTTCGCATAAACTGGAGCCGGCGTCCGCAAGGCGCGGCGCTTCCCGCCATCGTCCTACACCGCATCGACGGGACGCCTGACGTTCACCACGCCGGGGCCTCGGGCCTCGTTGTGAGCCGGGTCCAGGTCGATTGCTGGGGCGCGTCCTACGGGTCGGCCAAGGCCGTCGCGCGGGCCGTTGAAACCGCCATCACGGCGCAAACCTTCACCCAAGGCGCGGTGCGCTTTGACG